TCACCTTTGTTAGCAAGTAGTGCCACCGTCTTGTGATCATTAAATAACACATAATGTAATATAACGCATACCGCAGTGGTGGTTTTACCTGCCTGTCGTGACGTTACCACTGCACATCTACGATTGTTTGTAATCTTCTCAATAATATCTCTTTGATAATCGTACAACTCAATAGGTATCAAACCACGATCTACATGAACAATCTGTATATATTTCTCTGCAAAATATGTTGGATCTTTGGCACACTTGATGAACTCCTGAACTTTGTCTTCAGTCCATTCGATTGCAGTGCCTTTTTTCTTTAGATTGGCATTTCCGTTATAACCACGTTCGAGAGTAAGCATTACTCGCTTTGCCCCTTAATCAGTTTCTGCAAGTCAGCAGTGCTTCCTACAAAAAGAGCATTAGTTACATTCTGTGGATCATTATTCTCTTCTTTACGCAACTCTTTTACTTTTTTCTGAATGTCTAGTAGATCTTTATTTGCCTCTACTAAAGTTTTTGTGAGTTGACTTACAACCTCAAAGGCACGTGGATGTTCACTTGCTTTTGCTAGTTCGACTAATTGATTGAGAGCATTAGAACCAGTTTCAATTACATCATACAAGTTTGTTCTTGCATACTCGTAATCTGTTTGTATGTCTCGATCTCTGTTATCGTCTTTTTTGATTGTGGGTTTTGGATGCGTCTGTATATCGTCTGTTACCAGTTGCCCCTCAATATCAAAAATCTCATTCAAATTTTCTGTTGTTTTTTTCATCACGAATGTCCATGTCTATCAATTCCATCAAAGAAATTTTCGTAGTCAAATGCAAGTCCAAAGTCAGTATTAGAACTTATTCCCGATATTGCAATACTTGCTGTGGAGTTTGTTGTCGGTGAACCGTTAGCAAGTAGTCCTGGGGTCAATGTTATGCCAGTGTTATGTGGAGCACCAATAACGTTATTAGCAGAAAGATCGACAACGGTTCGCTTAATAACACCCTTATTCTTTACTGGACCGAACAAATAACCCTTGACAATGAACGTCATAGTGTATATAATTGCTCTGCGTGTTTGAAAATCCGCATCATATGAATCTTCTATAGACATCCCAGCAAACACTGTTGGCACATCAAACGTGTCAGCAATAGAAGGTACTAATTTTAATGTATGCGTCCACTCTGGTCTAAAGAACGGTAGGATCTGTTCGATCACTTGAACAGCATCTTCATTGTTTGCAAACATAGCATACAGAGTAAAAGTTATGTCATATGGTACAGGTGATTGTGCTTTTCTTATAGTATTCGGAGTTGTTCCGATTCCAGTTGAAACACCAAGTTTGTTAAGTCCTCGTTCTGGTGCATATGACATATCCGTTATTTCAAATGCAAGTCGTGGTAGTTGTATAGCAACTTCTCTATTCAAACTTGGGTCTGTGCGCAACCTTGCCAAAAATTTCTCTTTTGGACCGTATGCAATAGGCACACGAATTGACTGCACTGCCGAACCTGCATTGTTATATCTTACGACATCTATATCGTTAAACATGTTACCAAACATGATAACATATTTTCTAAGTATGCCATGGTAGTATTGATATCCAAACATTACCAACTATTCCCTTCTGAAAACGGATTGACTTCACTAAAGTCAATGAAATCTATACTTGTAGATTGACCAAAAAACTCGTTATTTGCTTGAGGATCTGTATCCTCAATTCTATAGGACTCGTTGATAACGTTGCTACCATCTTCAAATACTAAACTATCTCCTGCTTCTGTTAGAATCTCAACAAAATTCTTATCGCCAGAGTATGCGGTTTCAATTGCATCAATCTCTGTAACACCAGTGTTGAGTTGCTCGTGACTGTATTCCCACAACTCAAGTGTGAGGTCATACGTCTGCAAAGAACCCATCTGATAAAATATAGATTCGTGCTCAACAAATTTAATCTCAAATATTTTATTATTGAGGGGGAAGTAAATTAAATCTCCCTCTGATGGTCTACCGATACCGTCTGCTTCATTGACAGGTGTTGTATCTGTATAGTGTATTTCTTCACTAAATCTTCGACGTGCTACGGTGAGAACCATCTCGTCTCGTATCTCTAAACCAAACTTAGATAAGAAATCTCCGTCACCCTGAAACCCATCAACCGATTTTATATACATTTCTATGGGATATGCATTTTCAAACTTAGAAAGAACATCCTCACCAAACAACTGATCTTCTTTAACAAGTGTACGTGGTAGGTACTGAACCTCAATACCATAGATCTTAATTGACTCTATTACAAGATCCTCGATTAGATTCTGTTCTTGCGTAAACGCAAAGTTGTTAAAGTATAGATTAGTTGTTGGCATTTAATTACCCAATCATGTCCATTGCTGGCATAGAGTATCGACTAATGACTTCCTCTTCCAATGCTTTGATTTCCTCGTCTGCTTCATTCCAGATCGTTTGTCCATTAAACTGGACACCTCCCGGAAGTTGCATACCTTCAAACTTTTTGAGGTTTTCGCCCCATTGCTTCTTAAACAATGCCGTGCAATATCTGCGTAACCACCAATCTCCCCAAACACTAGTATATGTGTCTGGATCAAGTTGGCGATATGCCTCAATGATTAGATATTCTCCAACACTAGTTCTTTCGCTCCAATCCATATCAATAAAAAGTCTGTCCATGTGTCGATTGAATCTTAGTGGTTGTTTACCAACAAAGACCTCCTCCATAAGAGCAATACGCTCCATAGACATGTAATAGTTTTGGAATTGCGCATGCGACCAATCATAGATATCATTCAGTGTGATCTGATATCTTAGATTAAACAGATTGTTTGCATTTAGACCAGTTCCGACTGGAAATACATTAATAACTCCTATAATATTTGTCGGAATACTAATGTAACCATTTGTTTGGTCTGAAGAAGTTACCTGATGCTTGTAGAATGTTCTTTCCGAACCGTCATAGTGATAATCTCTGTAGAAAGCAAGAGCATCATCGATACGGTCTTGCATTTGGTCTTCATCGACGTTTATCTCTACAACTGGATGTCCCAATCTACGCAAACAATACTTCTTCAATTCTTCTCTTGTGGTAGGGTTTGCCATGATCCATAGTCCTAGTTTTTTGTAATTCTAGTCTATTTATAATCGTCGATAATCTGTCTCAGAGTCTTCATCGATGTATCTACCATATTTAATGGCATATTGTTGGGGAATAGAAATCTAATCGCAGGATCACCAAACACACTCCGTGAACAGATATATCCTTGTTCATACATCTTATTGTAAATATCTCCTGAGTCTTTATTGGAGTTTAATTTATAGGAGAAGTAGCATCCCACAGCAGTAGACTCATTAGACTCTGGAAAGATTTGTTTGACAGTATCTTCTATTTCATATACGTGATCTAAAATATTCTCCTCTTTAATCGTTTCAATTGTTTTAATTGCAGCAAGAATTCCATTCATATGAGGAGAATGAGTAAATCCCATGTTTAGATATGACCCAGAAACTTGATCATATATCTTTTGGTTTATAAGAATTGCTGATAGCATGGAGTAACCTGCAGTTAACGATTTTCCAGTAACAACTATATCTGGTTTCATCCCAATTCTCTGATATCCATACCATTCTCCAGTTCTGCCTATCCCAGTTGCAACTTCATCGACAATAAAAACTATGTTATTGTCATCACAAATTTTACGAACTTTGTCATAATATTCTTTAGATGCTACAACAGAACTTGTTTGAACCGAAAATGGTTCCTTAATTATACAAGACACATTTTCTGCGCCAACACTCTCAATTGCATCTAATAGTGGTTGGACATCATCATCTACTGGTTGTGGCACTTTTATCGAATATTCATACGTAGGAACATTTTTATGAAACATCTTTGATCCAGTTATCGAAGCAGTGAGTTCTGTAGATCCGTGCCAAGATCCTATGAAAGAAATAACGTATTTTCTTTTATTGTATATTCTTGAAAGTTTAATTGCATTTTCAACTGAATCCGAACCAGATCCTGCATAATGAACACTAACAAATTGTTTGTTAGTAATATTAAATAGTTGCTCATTTAATTTTTCAACGTATTTGTTGGTGTAATTAAATTTTACAGCGGGATATTTTTTTATATTGTCGCAAATAAAATCTGCAATTTTATCTTGCTTGAATCCTAAACAAAATTCCCAACGATTACTTATGCAGTCAATGTATTCTTTTCCGTCTATGATAAATCCAAAGTCGGTATAACTATCAATAATATAACTATCCGATTTTTTAGGAATCGAATATGGAACAAGTTCTTTCATGTTTATTTATCCTCTATCAATTTAATAATATAGTATCCAGTATCAATCTGCCACCATTTTTCTCCAAAGTTTGCTCTTTCTGGATACTTATGATGGTTGTAGTGCCAACCCTCTCCTGCTGATGTTGTGAGTGCAACTAAAAAATTATTATGTGCGCAATTTTTAGTGTTATTATCAGGTTTGTGAGAAAACGGAATTTTTGAGTGCGCAAGTATGTTAGTACACGCAACATCAAACGTTGATATCATTATTGGTAATATATGAACAATCATCATAACCTCAAATCCAAAAATGAATAAAAGAAAGAATGAAAACGCAAGTTTTAAATAGTGCCCATACGTGTGAAGAAATACATGATACCTATCAGTTGTTCCCTTCTGCCATGCTAAATCTGTAGTTTTTGCCTTATGGTGAACCATATCATTACTCGAAACATAATGCATCTGCTTAAATATATTCGAAGATCTTTCTGGCGAGTGTGGGTCAAGTTTGGTGTCCGCAAATTTGTG